ACATTAAAGAACAAGAAGAAGCTAGGAAAGCAGCACAGCGATGAAGTTCACCCTACCAGCACCAGCATCAGTAGAATGGTATAGAAGTGGTGTGCCTGGTGGTGGTCAGAAGGATCGTATCTTCAATCGTCTTAAAGCAAAACTGATTGGCGGTAAAGACGACAGTGGTACTGGATACTTTCCTATGCATGATAGGAAAATATCTAGCAGCGATGCTGATAAGATTATCGCCAACATGAAGCAGGATGAGGATGGATATCCTATGCTTCAAACTGGTAGCACCAGTGGCGAAGCAGAAAGAGAATATCAAGAGTGGATTATTGATAGGTACTTAGTTGATACTCCTAAGACCACACAGGAACCAGAGAATATTCCTGTAGAAATTGAGGTTGTAGAAGTAGAGCAGAAGACGGTTGATGAACCAATCGTCGTTAAGATTGAAGCTCCATTTGAACCAGAACCAAAGAAAAAATTAGAAGCACCTAAGAGGATTAGGTTACCACGTAGAAGTGGTGTAATGAAGGCAAGACCTATCGGTCCTCCTAAAAAATCTGTTGCCACTAGAATGGCAGAGGCATTTGATAGGCGTCTAGATGATGTAGTTGATTCTATACAAAATCCTCCTGCTCCTGCTCCACCAAAACAGAGGAAGCAGAAAGAATCTCTTGTCAAGATAAAAAAGAAAGTTAAACCTGCTAAGTTTAAATCTAATTACAAAGAAAAAGGTAATGTAAAACCATTTGAAAACTTAGGTAAGTATGGTTTTAATAAAATCAAGAGTGCCCTAGGTCGTGCTGCTGATGCCAGAAGAATGGCACAAGAGCAAGGGTTACCTGAGCAAGAGAAAGGATTCTATGCTACCAGAGCATTAGGATTTGAGTTTGGTGGCGATAAAATTGCCAGAGTTAGAGGTACATTTGCCAAGAGTCCTGATGCTACTCTAGATCCCTCACTGTCTAAGCAACAGAGATATACTTCTGGGTTATTTGGAACAAGAACTATTCGCCCACCTGCTGCTGGCAAATCTAAAGGTGGTGGTGTCAATCAATTAGATGCTAGTTTTAATAAACTAACAAAAAGATTTGATGAAGTAATTGAGATAAAAAAGCAGACCCCATCATCAGATAAAGATGTAGCAGAGTTCAATAAAGTTGTAGAAGAACTCAAAGAAGCACTACAGAAAGGTAACAAACATCAGAAAGAAATTAATGATGCTAAGAAAGAGCAGGCAAGTATTGCTAGAGATGCTGCCAATGATGCTGAGGCAGCGGCAGAAGAAGCGGCACTAGAACAGAAAGAAGATAGTGCTGGTCTTTCTGAGATAGAGAAAAGTGAAAAGAAAAAGAAACAACAGAAGAAAAAAGATGGTGGTGGGTTCAACCCATTTGATTTTTTAAAAAGATTTAAAGGTCTTAGGAAACTGTGGAGAAGAATTAGAAACCCTAAGAAAACTATCCAAGCAATTAAGCGTTTAGCGACCCAAAAAATTAACAAAGCACTGAAACCTGTTAAAGCTGTTGCTGAAAATGTAGCAACACAAGGTAGAAAAATTGCTGATGGTGCTATAGATCTTGGTAAGAGATTGAAGGGTGGTGCTGCTGATGCTGCTACTAGAGCAGGTGGTGCTATTCAAGGAGGACTCGCTAGAGTAGGCGGTTGGTTGACCAAAGCTAAAGATGCTGTTGTTGCTGGTGGTAAGAAAGCATACACTGTTACATCTGAGGCTGTTAGTGCTGCTGGTGGGTGGCTTGGTAAGAAATGGAAAGCAGCAGGAGATCTAATTGCTTCTGCTCCTGGCAAGGTTGGAAACTTTCTTAAAAAGATGGGAGTCCCTAAGAACTGGGACGAACTTGCTAAGTTAGCAAGGAGTGACGTTGGACAGAAAGCAATCTTTCTTGCCATGGGTCCAATTGGTAAGTATGTTATTGATCAACTAACTAATCCAAAGAGTGCCCTGAAGGTTGCCCAACGTGGTTTGATGGCAAAACCTGTTAGAGATGCAATTATTAAAAGAGGTGGCAGAGAATTATTAGAAAAGATTCTTGCTAAATTTACTATTAAAGTTGGTGGTCAAGCAGTACCTGCTTGGGGTCAAGTTCTTAACTTAGGATATGGTATCATTGAAGCTATTGTTAGAGGTGTCATGGGAGACCTCAAAGGTTCTGCTTTGTCATTGGGTAGTGCTATCCCATGGGTTGGTGCTGGATTTAGTATCGTAGATATTATTAGAGACATTGACATTGAAGCATACACTAGACATATCGAACCTAATTTAGGATCGATCGCTACTGGTGATGGTAGTGCTTTAGTTAGTTTCTTCAATGATGTTGCTGGTTCAGATATTACTACTCAACTTGAATCCGATCCACCAGCAGAACCACCATCAGAAACAGCATCAGAATCTAAAGAAGGTGAGACCAAACTATCTTCTGGCGGTGTTGTCCCTGCCATGGTGGGTGAAGCAGGACCAGAGTTAGTTACTAATGGTTTTGGTGGTATGAATCCACTACAGTCACTAGCACCCATGATTGTTGCCATGAGAGAGGTAACAAAACGTGCTGGTACTTGGGCAGATCCAGTGGAAAACATGGTACGTCAGGCTACTGATCCTATTGCCAAGCAATTAAAGTTACCTGTGCTCCCCACAACAATTGAAATTGGACAGGGAGCTGGTTCTAAAGGTGGTAAAGGTGGTGGAAAGATAAAGAAGAAAAAGAAAGGTGGTCTCGCTGGCATTATGGAGAAGCTAGGAGAACTATTAGGTAGTAAAGAAGCGGGCGCTGGTGCTGAAGGTAATGCTATTAGTGTATCGGGTGGAGCAAAAGGTGTTTTAGATCTTATTGCTTCTGTGGAATCAAATGGTTCCTATGATATCTTCAACACATCACGTGCTGGAACTCCTGGCAAAGCAACAGAAAAAACTATCCAATGGTTAGCTGATAATGCTCAAGGTGCTATCGGTAGATACCAACACATGCCAGAATATATTATGGATAGAGCAAGGGCAGCAGGTTATGGACCCCAAACTTTGTTTACTCCTGATGTTCAGGATGCTATCACAATTAAGATGCTTGAAGATAGTCACGGACTTAGAGAATTCTTGTCTGGAAGTATGTCTGCCGAAACATTTGCTGCTAAACTAGCACCAACTTGGAGAGGTTTGCCACAAGGACCAGAAGCAGCGGCACGTTTGGGCGGAACTGCTGACTCAACATATAATGATCAGTATGCTGGTAGTAACGCTGCTCATATGAAGTGGGCAGATTCTGTTGCCACTTTAAGAACAGTACAAGGTGGTGGCGGCGCTGGTCCTGGAGGTGTGCCACCCAATCCAGGTGGAGCAATGCCAATGACAGCAAAAACTAAAGTCATTGGTGATAGTATTGCTAATGGATTTGCTAAAGCATCTAGTCGTAGTACAGGGTTAACAAAAATAGGTGATGATCCTTCAGACGTTTTGAGTAAGATGAAATCTTCTGGAATTAATAGTTCCAATACTTCTAATGTCGTACTATCAACTGGACTGAGTAACAACACAGCTATGAAAGCACAGGCAGAACAGCAAATGAGATGGTTACAATCTCAAGGTATTGCTTTCACAGTTCTTCCTGTAAGTAATGCCATCAGTGCTGCTAATGGAAACTTAAATCAATGGTTGGCAAACAAAGCTGCTCAATACGGTGGAGGATTTGCCAGTGGCGCTCAGTTTAATCATGCTGCTACTGACCCTACTAAAGCACATCCAGAGAGATATCTACCAATGGTAAGAGCAGTAACTCTTGGCACACACTAACTAAATATAAGTAAGGATACCTTCCACTAATGGCAGCAGGACTACTACGAGCCGAAGACGCTACGGGCAATCTTAATCTTGGAGCAATGATTGCTGGTAAGGTTAAGAATGCTTTTGCTATGTCTGCCGAAGAAAGGAAGGCAAGAGAAGAAGAAATAAAAGCACTAGAAGCAAAGGAAGAACTTACTGACGAAGAAGAACAGAGGTTAAAGTTTTTACAAGATCAAGACGCTGAAAGAAAACAACCAGGACTAAAGGGGATTAAGAATTCTTTCCTTGCCAAAGCAATGGCAACGGAGTTTGGTGGAGATAGATTACGTAGAACAAAAGGAACTTTCTCTAAAGATCCAGATGCTACACAAGATCCTTCGCTAACGAAAGAACAAAGGTTCTCTGCTCTCTTAGACAAAGCAGCAAGACCAGCTGGTCCTCCTGTATCCCCCGAAGATGATATCAGACCTGAAGAGTATGGTGATGCCGTTTATCAATCGCCAACTCCACAGGCAACGGGATTAGAAAAATTATTAGACACTATAAAATCTCAGTACAGTACAATCTCTGCTAAGATTGGATCATTAGGGTCTGAAGAAAAGAAAAGTGTAGGTGTTCAGGCAGAAAATGTTTCTCAACTGTCTAGAATCACTGGGGTACTTGAATCTATCAAGTCATACTTTAATAAAGACAATGACTTAAAAGCAGTTGAAAATCAAATAGAAAAAGATAAAGTTGATATGGAATTGGAGTCCCAAGCAGACTCTAAAGCTTCTGCTGAACAAGCAGCAATGAGTGAGCAAGGAGATGCTGCTGGAGTAGATGATACAGATACTTTAGAAGAACAAAAAGAAAGAAATGAAGGTGATGATAATGGTGGTGGTCTCTTAGGTAACATCTTTGGTGGTCTCAAGGGAATGCTTGGGAAGTTCATGGGTGGTAAAAAAGGTGGTGGTCCTAAAGGTGCTACACAATACACCAAACCTATAGGTCCACAACCTATGAACTCACCCACACCATGGGCATCTAAGGGTGCTGGTGATCGTGGTGGTATGTTTGGTAGTGGTGGGTTCACTCCTAGGATGCCATCTGCTCCTACTACTCCAACTCCAATACCACCAACTAAAATGAGTGAAGGTGGTACAGTAGCACCTGCTGCTGATAGCACCATTAATGTAAAATCAGCAGGTAATAGTAAACCAACTAAACTTGCTGCTGGTGGTGTTGTAGACAACCCAACTAGAGTTAACTTAAAACCTGGCAGTAGTGTAATTCCTTTGAATAGGAACAATGGACTAGGTAGGATGTTTAAATCTGCTGGTTCTGCTACTCCTGGTGGTAAGCAAGCAGACCCCATGGCAAAGGTTATGCAATTACCAACTCAAGTTGGTGGTGGATTGCTACTCTCATTGTTGAGCGATATGATGGATAAACTTGGTGGTATGTCATCCTTCTTAAGAGGACCAATCAAAGCGATTGCTACTCCTATTGCTGGAATGTTTGGACTGCCAGGAACAATTGTTAATGGACTGTTAGGTGGACCAGCAGCTGCTGGTGAGATGCCAGGCGCTGGTGGTGGCGAAGAAGACACTAGTTTCTTAGGGAAGTTAAAATCTTTACTTGGAAAAAGAGGAGGTCGTAAAACTGCCAGTTCTTCTGGTGGTCCTGTTACACCATTCTCAGGTACAGAAACTCAGTACCAACTAGGCGGTGGTGCTCAAAGAATTACTTCTGATATGTTTGGTAGCAGAGGATTCCAAACAAGAGATGGTGTGGGTTCTGGTGCCACAGCATTTGGGCATACTGGTAGAGATGTTGGTATGCCTCATGGTACACCGTTATCTTTGGCAATGGGTGGAAAAGTTATTGAATCTGACACGGGACGCAATGGTGGATATGGTAACTTCATGGTCATTAAGATGGCAGATGGAAGATACATTAAATCGAATCACCATTCACAAAATTTACTTCCTGAAGGAGCAGATGTTGTTCCAGGTCAACCGTTTGCTAAGGTTGGAAACACTGGTTTATCATTTGGATCTCACATGCACTTGGATGTAGGAACTGGACCTTATCATTCAGGTCCTGCTAAGCTTGATGGTTTAATGGATCCAGATCCATTTATTTTATCGGGTGGTATTTTTAGGGGCGCAGGTACAGCAACAGCAGAAGGTAGTAGCAGTTCACCTACTCCACCAGCAGCACCAGCAACAGCACCGACTACTCCTAGAGCTTCTGCTCCTACTTCTACTCAACAACCTGTAGCAAGTAACAGACCTCCTACACCCAAAGGAACACAGTTAGCTAGTTTATCTTCTAGACCATCAACAACATCGGCAGGTGGATTAAGTTCAACCCTCAGTTCAAAAGATCCTACCAGCATAGATATGTTATATTGGAGTACGGTGTAATTAATAATGGCAAATAAGAATTTAAAATCTGTAGAGATAAAATCTTGCTACCTCTATGATGTAGGTGGAGCAAAATATGATATGTCTGCTGCCGTTAATGGTTTTTCATACTATGAAAGTATATTCAAACCATTTGTCACAGGTGTGATGAGTGTCACCGACTCTGGATCAAACTTTATTAGTACACTACCAATTCAAGGTGGAGAATTAGTTTCCATTACTATCAAAGATGTCGAGGAAGAGGAGTTTACTTATAACTTACATGTCTGGAAAGTATATGGTAGGATATTCACTAAAGGACTTCAGACATATAACCTAGCATTAATTTCTAAAGAAGCACTGTACAATGAGGGTGTTAGATTAACTAAGAAGTTGTCTGGAACTCCAGATAGTATTGTCAAAAAGATCTTGGAAGAATCTTTGAATACATCGAAGGATGTTTCTACAGAAACTTGTAAGTATGAAGTTAACTTTTTTCCCAACGGAAGGAAAGCACATATTATTATTCAATCACTAGCACAAAAAGCACTGCCCAATACTTCTGGAAAAGCTAAGAGCACTGTAGGAAAAACCACAACAGGTGGTAAGTCAGAACTCTCTGGAGACACAAAGAAATCATCTGGTACAGCAGGTTATTTATTTTTTGAAAACAGAAATGGATTCCATTTTAAATCCATTGATTATTATTACAGTACAGGTAGTGATACTTTTAAAGGAGACAGTGAGGTAGCAACGTACACGGTAAAACCAAACACAGATAACCCAGATCGATATGTTATTGAAGAGTATGGATTTACCAGTGAGTTAGATCTCATTGAGCAAATGAGAAACGGAACTTATGCTAGTCATTTAGTAGCGTACAATTACTCTACTGGATACTACGAAGAGTTTAGTTATAACCTACAAGAGAACTTTGATAACATGGCACACTTAGGTAGTCAATCTAAACTAGGTAAGACCCAACAAGATCTATCTATCAATCCAACTAGAGTCATGACAGTTCTAGTTGATCATGAAACCTGGAACAATAAAGAAACTTCTGGTTCTAATGAAGAACGAGATAATCCAGAAGGAAACGGATCAAACTATCCAGATTATCAAAAGCATTGGTTGGCTCAAAGTATTGCTAGAAGATACTTCATGGAGAATCAAAAACTGGAGATCGAAATCGCTGGCAACATGAACCTAACAGTTGGTGATAAGATTAATGTACTGTTACCTAACATGTCAGCATCAAAGAATAGAGATGAAGAAAGATTTGATAAAGAAAACAGTGGTACGTATTTAATTTCTTCTGTATCACATAACAGTGTCTTCCTAAATAGTAGTGTCTGTGTATCACGAGTCGAATTAATCCGAGACATCTATGGTATGAAAGACGAAACAAGTAATGTAAAGTGATATGGATCCAGTATTATCATCACTATTTCCAGTACATCAGATAGGTAATGATGGATTCCAATGGTGGATCGGTCAGGTAGAATCTGAAAAGGGAAAGGACCCTCATAAATCTGGTAGATATCAGGTGCGTATTGTAGGTCAGCATCTAAAAGATTGTAACTCAACTAAAACAGAAGATCTACCTTGGGCAAATGTAATGATGCCCGTCACCACACCATTCAGTGATGGTGGTACTACTGGTGCTTCAGTATCTCTTAACCAAGGTAACTGGGTTGTTGGATTCTATCTTGATAATGATAAACAGAAACCAATTATCATGGGATCTGTTGGACATACTGCTGGTGCTACACAGAAAAGTAATGTAGAGAAAGATCCTAACCCAGGAAGTTCGTGTAAGTCATTCACCACATACATCAGTCCTGATGTTAATCCAAATACACAGGCTCCAATGGAGTCTAGTAAGAAACGTAACGGAGATCAACCAGCAGAACCAACAACTGCTGAACAAAACGGACAGACAAAACCAGGAGAAGCGGGA